CACATACTTCGGTACAGAGTCGGCGTCAGTCCAGCACCAAATCGCGCGGTTCATCGGGTTGTTCTGAAGCGCCTCCCATTCTTCGATACTTTCGTATTGATACATCAAGGGAAACGCCGTATCGTGTTCGTATGTTTCATCCACGAATGTGATATAAATCTCGTTAATCGGGAACGACTCTGGCGACGCGATCACCTGTTCGTAGATGGACGCGCCACCAATAAACCATACCACGTCGTAATTCTTGGCGTGCTCGTGGATTTCCGAGAGATTTTTGAGAAATGTTACGCCTGTCCGGTCTGTCGGGTCCGTCGGGGACGTGTCTACCGCGGCGGCGTCCTGTAACGCCGAAACCACGAAATTGTCGCGGAATTTCAACGGTCGCACCGAAGCAGGGATACTCTCCCATGTCCGACGCCCCATCACCACCGCGCTATTATAAGGAAACACGGTCGACGACGTCATTTCCGCGAAAAACCGCATATCACGCGCGAGTTTAGGCCACGGTAGTTGGCCTTCAAATCCGATACCGCCACCGCGACAAACCGCGACAATCATTTTGAATTCGGTCGCACGAGTCATTTTGATTCGACACTATTGTATAATATACACCAAATCTGTTTATTATACATTCATTTCATTTCATTACATATATGAATACCGCATAAATGATATAATATTATATTCATATAATAGACAGTCATGGAAAGGACGATCCCAATTTATAAGATCTGTCATATACGGTCGCCTACTGGAATAAAAGAACGACCGCAAGGAAGCGAAGGCGGTGGCGGCGGCGGTGAGGCGGCGGCATCTACGGAATACAACGTCCTATACGTATTTTACGGGAACGTCGAGTTTCTCACCGATGAAGGTGGTGTCGTAAATATCAATGATTTATTCATCCAAGAGCGCGAAAACCCATTCTTCAAAACAATATTTAGTGATTACGAGCTCCAGTCGATTCTCCATAACGAAATCAAGGTCGTCTTCCTCCCCGAGAGAATCTACCCCGACGACTCCATCGAGACCATTAAAAAGAAGTTCCTGTATCTCACGCGTGAGAAGGTAGGGCTTTCTTACCCAGAGTTATATTTATTCTGTAAGCAATCCCGACACATCACAAGCCAGATATGCTACGACCAAATCACATCCAATGGGAAACTGGAAATAACGCCGGTGCGAATCCAGAATTTCCTGCTGAATATCGATAACCATCCGAGAGAATCCGTTAATTACGGCGGCGGTAGTGGCGACGCCGGCGGTGGCACGGAATTGGCCGATTTCACGAAACTAGGCGCACCATCCGGCGGCAGCGGCGGCACCGAAGGGAATTATAGTTATACAAATATATTGAATCTGAAATTGGAAGAGAAACCCCGTTTCATAAATGTAGTATTAGGTCAAGAATTAAGCACGGTATCCGAGGGGTATCCTTACGCGATAAACCCATTCGACGCGATATACATCGACCCCTTATTATAGGCCCACGCCGGTGAAATCATCAACACTACGAATAAAACGGTTCTTATTGACCTCGGTGTATTTTTACACAATACCATCTATCTCGTCACGGCGGACGATGCGCTACAGTATGCGAAATCTCTCGAAGACCCGCGAATATTGGAAGAATTGGGGATTACTGTCCCCGCCGCCGCCGCAGGCGTTCGTCTCATCAACGAAAACTACATGGTCCAATTATATTTCCCATATTTAGCAGTGTATCGCGACGATACGCGCCGAACATCTCTCGAATTAGGATCCGCCGAAGCGTCCGGAGAAGCCGATCTCTCGACCATCCATTCCTATAATACATTATTACTCCACCGATTGAAGCTCGTCGATGCGGACCGAAAGATACTCAACGAGAGATTTATGCGCCAGACGGCGAATATCAAGTTATTATATGATATTTACGAGAAGCGCACACGCGAACATGCGTATACAAATAACGGCATCCGCGGTGTCGAGTTTCATATCCACCAGAACGCGAAATACAATCTCTCGTTAGACGCGATATTCAAGCTTATCCACTGCTCCGAGTATATCCCCTTTATTAAATACAACCCGGGCAAGAAGATGGATAACATCTACAAGCTATTTATTTCTGGTGTCAGTAAAAGCGGTCGTAAAATCCCCTATCTATCGAAAGGCGATATATTCCGTCTTATTAAAACAACCGCGCGTAAAAAGGGGGTTGCGATACTCATCCAGTATACCTATTCGAACCCGGCGATACCCGACCATAAAGCCACGCATTTACCCGTCCCGATTATTTGCGAGTTTGACGCGGATGGGTCGGTCTACGTGAAACTGTTCGTGAAATATTCCTTCACCACGGAAGAAATGGAGGATATCATCAAAGCCACCGTGAATCCGGTCCTGCGGGTCGTAAAAGAATACGTCGAACAGAGCGGATTTCAAATGGAGTTATTTACCAAATTCACCCATCAGAATATCGACCTCATCAATGTAGAATACTTCGCCCAGTTGCCGATTACACGTAATATTGAAATCAAATCGATGATTAAGTGTATCTCCAGTGCGTTCAATGAAATCGAAGGGTCGCTGAGGAAAGGGATTGTTCTCCGATATAAGCGTGTCAGCAACTATAACGATATGACGAGCCAGGAAGCGTATATCATCGAAATGTTGAATAAGAGACACACCGACCGAGAGATTATCGACGGACTCCGTGACAATTATATGATGTCGGAAGAAGATGCGCGGATGAAAATAGCGACGCTTCTCTCGTCGATACAGACGCAACAAATGTCACGTTATCGCGGCGGAAGTATCCGCATCAAGAACAACCCTGGTTTCCTGACAAAAATCACGAAGGCACAGTTCAATAATATTATCACAATCGAGGTCTCCAATATCAACAATATCCTCTTCCTGCCCGCATTACATATTTATATTGATTCGATTATTCGTGTATATCAGGACCCGACCACGACCGATATTCCTTATGAACAAATAAGCCAGTTATGCCAAGCCGAGACGGCGGTGGCGGACACATCTGCGCATCCCAGAGGAAAGAAATCCAAGGGGGCGACGGGTGTGTCGCCGGCTGGCGGCGACGGCGATTTCATCGATGATGCGCGCCCGGAAGCCGTATTACACGACGTCAATCCATCCGATAAAGAAGAATCAATCGAAACGATGAGTGAAATCATATCATCGAAAAAACCGATTTCGGAAAGTGTAACATCCACAATCATCGGGGAGAAATTAGTATTTGGATTCGAGGCAGAGGAAGCCGGCGGCGGCGGCGGTGGTGGCGGCGGTGGCGGCGGTGGTGGTGGTGACGGCGGCGGCGAAGGAATCGATTTGTTTGCGTTATTACAGGATGACGACGAAGACGAAAACGAAGGCGAAGGCGAAGGCGAACAATTCGGTGGAGCCGCGAAAGCACGTCCATCCGGTTCCGGTTCCGGTTCCGGTTCCGGTGCCGCGGCCTCAGTCGACGAGAGTTTATCCGACATCACCGGTCTAGAATTAGCCAATCCAAATCCATTTTCCAAACGCATCCAAGAACGCGACCCGATTATCCATCTGAATGAAGATGTCGGCAAATTCAACGCATATTCACGAAGTTGCCCGTGGAATGTCCGCCGCCAACCGGTTATTTTAACCAGCGAAGAAAAGGCGCGAATTGACCGCGAACATCCGAATTCATATTCGCAAAGTATAACATACGGGTCAGACCAGAGCAAGCAGTATCATTATATATGTCCAAGATATTGGAGTTTAAAGCATAATACCAGTTTGACGGAAGAAGAAGTCCAATCGGGGAAATACGGGAAAGTCATCCCGCAGAAGGCGAAGAAGGTGCCCGCTGGCGCAAGTATATTCGAATTTACGGATGATAAATACCACGTGGATGAAAAGGGAAATTACAAACAACATTATCCGGGATTCCTGAAAAAGGACGCACATCCGAAAGGATTGTGTGTGCCATGTTGTTTCGCGCAGTGGGATAAACCGTCGCAAACCGCACGCAGGCAAGAATGTGAGATGAAGCAACACGAAGAAATCCGTATAAAGGACAAACCGGCGGGGGCAGGAGAAGAAGAAGAAGAATCGCGTATATTGACGACGGGTCCAACGGCGTCGGCGTCGGCGTCGGCGTCGGCGTCGGCGTCGGCACCCGCTCCCCCCGAAATCGCCAAAATCACCGAAATGAAAGATGACCGGATTTTAAGTTCAGATAAATTCCCGCTTGATAATAATCGTTGGGGATATTTACCGGTTCCAATCCAGAAGTTTTTATTCTCTGATAGTCGTAATTGCCAGGTAAGTCTGAAAAATACCGCCATCAAGAAAGATACCCCGTGTCTCTTACGCCGCGGTGTTGAAACAAACGACAAACAATCATTTTTATCGGCAGTCGCTTATTATTATAAAGAAAGTCTCGGCACTACCAAAACAACGGCACAGGCACACGCACAGGCACAGACACAGGCACAGACACAGGCACAGCCCCCTGTATCCAGCGGCCCACATAAAGGCATTGATGAAATCATATCAGGGGCGGCCGCAGGAGGCGGATTGTCATTAAAAGAAATGATTTCGAAATCAATCACCGAAAATATCAATCGACAATCCGCACAAATAAGAAGCGGCGCAGGCGGAGGCGCATCAGCTGGACCGACACCTCGTGTGACCGCCGCCGCCGCCGCCCCACCCGGCGAAGAAGAAGAAGGGTATCATTCCGAGGATGAAAACCCGGTAGCAATGACACCCCGGGCGTATGCGGCGACCGCCGCCACCACCCCCGTAGCACCAGCCACAAACACGGCCGCAGCCGCAGCGGGTACCAGCGACACCGTCCCCACCATCCGCGACATGCGGCGAATCATTATCGAATCTCTCGACATTGACCGTTTCATAACCTTACAGAACGGGACACTCGTAGATGTATTTTTCAATAAAATGCGCGAACTGCGCGAATCCGATACGGTGAAATACCAGAGCGCGCAGATATACCGGCAGTTCACCCCGGAATTGTTCCGTAGAATATGTAACGCATACGAGGGCTTCATCAGTTATTTGGACGATGACCATGTAGTCATCGACCATACGTATTTGTGGGATATTATATCGCAGCCCAACGACCGATTATTCAAGAACGGGAACAATCTGATTTTATTACATATACCGGATGATGATATCACCAATAACGTCCAGGTGATTTGCCCGACGAATGCGTATTCAGGCGAGGTATTCGACGCGAATAAGAAGACGATTATCGTGATGAAACGCGACAAGTATTATGAGCCGATTTATTTATTTGAAAGTAAGTCGAACGGTAAATTCAATGTCCTTGGGCGATTCGCCATCAAAAGCAAGACGATTATGCCGAAGATAAAGCACGTTATCGAGAATATCCGCGACATTTATTTCACATACTGCCGTCTTCACGCGAGTCAGCCGCGACAGTATAAATACGTGATGAATAAGCCGGCGAAACAGGTCGCCAAGTTGCTCACAGACGCCGGATTTACCATCCGGTCGCAAGTTGTCAATTATAACGGTAAGGTCATCGGACTCGATATTTCGATAGCAACGACGAAACTCAGACAGACGAAGACCGTTGTTCCGACCACACGGAAAATGATGACTGGTGTTATACCGACGGCGGTGTCTGCGCCGTTGATACATACGGCGGGCACGGCGGCGGGCACGGCGGGCACGGCGGGTACGCCCGCATACGAATACAGCGTCGTAATGATGGACAACGACGATTTATGGCGTAACAGCTACCGCGAAACGGTCGAATTCTTACATATGGTTGCTGACAATGTGAAAAAAATGACGAAACAGACCGTGAATTGCCGTCCAAAAGTGAAAGTCGTAGAAGACGGGCTCGTCGTGGGTGTCATCACCGAAACAAACCAGTTTATCCAAGTGAATGTGGATGTCGACCCGACGCAAAATCAGGAGGACGATTTGCCGACGATAACTGAAGGAAACCACCTGAAGGCGGATAAAGACATCGCGACGGCGACGGATGACGCACGCGATAAATCCCGCGAGAGATATGTGCGTAATATCCGCCTGGAAACGAACTTTTATAACGTCTTCCGGAATACCGCGCGAAATATATTGAACCGCCCCGAGAACCGCGCCATCAAAGACGAAGTCGAGAAAATCATCGCATCGACGTTTACGATTTATACGCACAAGCTCTCGCAAATCATCGCGCTCATGAAACGCATCACAGTGAAACACGTGGCATTTATACGGTACAGTAAAGAGACGCTGAAATTGGTGGGCGAAGTGAGTGGATGTATATCCGGTGACCACGAGACGTGTGGCAATAAGAGCTATTGCCTGAAAGAGGCGGGTGGATTGTGTAAATTACTGCTTCCCAAGCGCAACCTGATGTATCCCGATATCGACAATGAAATCGCGTATTTCGGTAAATTATCCGACGAAATGATACGTTATGAGCGCGTGAAACTGTTTATGATTGAGCCCGCGAAATATCTCACATTCCAGGAAATCAAATACAATCTAAACGATGATGAAATCATTTTATTGGAATCGCTCATCACGCAAGAATATTTCGATAATTTGGACCCGGTGGATGCGAACCCTTATGCGTTACAAACCTCGTTCTATACGGTGAATCCGAATGCGAATACAGGTGTTTTAATACAGAGATATGATAACACGTATCGGAAATCGTATGTCGACGGCGCACTGGAAAGCGAACGCGAACGCGAACGCGAACGCCCAGTGCCAGAAGCAGGAGCGGCGGCGGCGTCCGGACCAGGACCAGGACCAGAACCCCTTCAAGAATCAGGCGTCGAGAGATTTAAGGTAAATGAAATAACCCACGTACTCGGATTCTGTAATGAAGTATCCAAACGTAAAGTCACTGAAAAAATGCGACAACTATTCTTTCCAGCAGGACAGACCTACGAAATCCTTTTTTCCAATCAAAGCGAAGAATGCTCGTTCGACGTGATTCTGACGATTTTGAGGGCTGTCGCCCAGACCGCGTCGAAATGCCCGAGTGGGCATACATGTAACCGGATGAAACAGGTAGAGCGACGTAGCAGCGCATCCGGTCCCGTTCCCAGTCCCGTTCCCGGTCCCGTTCCCGGTCCTGAATCAGATATATGTCGGAAATGTCGCACCACAATCGGCAAAGACCAAACCGAGTTCGGTTGTCGCCAGTGTAATTATTTTGTATGCGACAATTGCCAGCACCAACATGTCGACCAACTCGGCGGTATGACTATCGCCAAAATAAAGGATATTTTAGTATCAGAATACGGCAAGCTCTCGCGCACACCAACGTTCGACAAGAAAATCACCCGCATCTTAAACGGGTATGGGATGAAACGATATGCGGAGCTCATTACTGCGGGTCGCGCGACATTATCGCAAATTATCCAAAGCCAGAACTATTTTTTGACAAATGTGGATATTTGGATTTTAGCGTTATATTTTAAAATCCCGGTCGCGTTTGTTTCTCAATCCCTACTCATCGAAAACGGGCGGAATGTTATGGTATTATATGGGAATGAATCTCTCGAGAGTTACTTCTTTATTCACCAATTTGGTGTCTCACAAGACGTAATCTCTCGGTATGGTCTGATTGAAAAGAAACTGGATGACGAAACATCCGTGTTGAAAATCCCGATGGATTATCTGACCGACGGACTTCGTGAATCAATCGCGCGTGAATTGGATGAACCGAAATCTCTCGAACAGTATATATCGGACTTTAAAATCACCAATGTGAAAACGAAGAGACGAACGCTAGTCCTGCGTCAAACAGACGCGTCGGTGCCCGCCGCAGAAGTCGAAGAATAATCTAAAATAAAATGTGACAATATTATACAAGAAATGTCTATTCCTTCATTGAGCGCAGATATTGTCACATTAAATCGAAGCAATGGTGCGGTTGAACTCGTAGTTACAGATATACCTGTGTCAGACGATGTATTTGACATACCGGTTCCCGCACTGCCCGTGCCCGTGCCCGTGCCGACACAAACCCCTGCTGCGTTTATTCAAAACATTAATAATTCAGCATTCGTCGATGTGATGCGTAACCCGGCGCCTGTATCTGTAAAATCGCCAACAACTGTTTCTACACGAATCACCGATATATCATCCGGCACCACGACAAACACCCGCACGCATACGCACGCCACCGCCACCGGCACCGCCGCCGCCACCGCCCTGAAACCAATACACGAACAGCGTCATTCATCATCTTCGTCGTATGCGCGGGTAGTTCGTCACAGTAAACACAAATCAACTACCGTCATGGTTGAGGATGAATACAAGGATACAAGTATCGATTATGACGACGACGACCCAGAGGTCAAAAAGACGAAGGCGTCACTATTCAATTTCGTCAAAGATATCGCGTTTAATTTGATATTCACAATCCCATCCCTTCGGACCAAACTCAAACCGATTCTCAACAATCCGACTTTAGCCATAAACCAAATCGAGAGAATCTTCGATGAATTCAAGGACGAACTCAACCGCGTTCAATTGGAAAGCATTAAGCGATATGTCTGCGTAGAAGGTGTGCGCGATAAATTGAATTATATACTGGAAGCCGGTTTCAAAAAAATCCTCGCCGACGGTAAAATCGATATCAATGACGCGCCCCAATTCATCCAGCTCGTATATTTTATCATTCATTCATTTAACAACATCAATAATGGCGAGGTGTTTAAATTCGCAGTCTCTCGAGAGCACGTTATGCTTCTCCTCCATTTCATTTTGAAGTCGGTGTTTTGCCTTACGCTAGACGGGGAGGAAGAACAGATGGCGTTCGGGTTGGTGGATACCAGTTTCAAACTCGTGAAAATAGAAGTATGTCCGCTGATTTCAAAACGATGGTATCATAAGTTTAGGGTGTGTCGCGCGAAAAAGGTCATCGAGGATTTGGTAGATTGACGGACGAATAGGACATAAAGGAAAAATCACAACCCAATATTTAGGGAAATCCGCGTAAAAGGATTTAAATATATTTTCCCTCAATAGTATGAGAAGGTGGTTAGTTCATCTTTTCATACTTTATTACCGGCATGGCGCAGGGGTAGCGCGCGGGGCTCATAACCCCGAGAACATTCGTTCGAACCGGGTTGCCGGTATTGTCAAGCTGGACGCTATAAACGTAGCACAACGCAAGTCGCGACTTCGCGCATTTTACCGGTGTGGCGCAGAGGAAGCGCGCGGGGCTCATAACTCCGAGGACACCTGATCGAAACGGGTCACCGGTATTCATTTTACCTTCTTAGCTCAGTAGCAGAGCGCCAGGCTCATAACCTGGAGGTCGTCGGTTCAAACCCCTCAGAAGTATTCATTCAAAATCATATAAACATTCGTTGTTTATATTATTATTGTTGTTGTTATTGTGTCATGGATACTCGTATTGAACAAATGAAAGCAGTCCAAGCGGAAGCCCTTGAACTATTTACGCGAAAAAATGCGGATTATGGCGATGCGTTCGCAAAATATGGTGTGATTGGCGTTCTTATGCGAATTGAGGATAAACTCCAGAGATCGATGTCCATCACCAAAAACGGCGTGAATTTAGTCAACGATGAAGGAATACGAGATACGCTTATTGATTTACATAATTATGCGGCGATGGCGTTGATGTTGATGGACGAATGAAATGGAATGGAATAAAGGACTTAAAAATAAGTTCTGTTAGTTATGTGGGTATGAACACAG